CGTTCGATCAATTGATGTTTGGGTTACGCTTAGGCAGCGACCCTAGGTGCATTGTGACGACAACGCCAAGACCGGTAAAAGTTATTCGTGATCTGATGAAATCGAGTAGCACGACGGTGACGACTGGTAGCACATACGAAAATAGAAGTAACTTAGCGCCGCAGTTCTTTGAGGAAATCGTGAAACGCTATGAAGGAACTGCGCTAGGTCGTCAGGAAATCTACGCGGATGTGATTGACGAGTCAGCCGGTGCGTTATGGACTCGCGAACTATTAGAACAATGCCGAGTGCCGAACGTTTCACGCGATTACGTCAGGACTGTAGTTGCGGTAGATCCTGCTATGGGCGGCACACGAAACGAGACAGGTATCGTTGTGTGCGCGACGGATACCTTTGGACACGGCTACGTATTGGCAGACTATTCGCTACAGGCAACGCCTGACCAATGGGCGAAAAAAGCAGTCTTTGCGTACCATAAGCACAACGCAGATCGCATCGTTGCGGAAGTAAACCAAGGTGGCGATTTGGTTGAAAAGGTTTTGCGTACCGTAGATACTGACGTTGCATATAAAAAGGTGAGGGCGTCAAAGGGGAAAATGGCACGCGCGGAACCCGTTGCGGCGTTATACGAGCAAGGTCGAATCTATCATGTAAAGGCATTCATGAAACTGGAAGACCAATTATGCACCTATGTTCCTGGTGAAACCGTTTCACCTGATAGAATGGATGCGCTAGTCTGGGGATTGAGCGATCTTATGTTGGATAAAAAAGTAGTAAGGTCTATCGACTTCGGGGACTTTGGTATGAGGGCTGCACCTTGGAAGCTATAGATACCGTTTGTGTCGATTTGGAAATGTACGAAGGGTGCCGATTTCACGGGGAAAAAATCCGCCTAGGAAAGCGCGTAGGTCTTTGGGGTTCGCCAGCGGGAAAACGCAACCACGCAAAAAGAATCGTGTCTATGATTCCAGAACACGCGAAGTACGTTGAACCGTTCGCAGGGGGAGCGGCTGTCTTTTACCGCAAGGAACCTTCTAAGAAAGAAGTGCTAGCGGATAGCGATCCTGAATTAGTTTCCGCATATAAGTTTGTACGCGATGCAACTGCAACGCAGATTGCAAAGCTAAAGGGCATGAATTGGGTTATCAGCAAACCGCGATACCTAAAGTTAACTGCGATGGAGCCCACTAAACTTTCTCCGGTGATGCGCTTCTATCGGTTTGCGTATCGGCGTAGATCGTCTTTCCTAAGCCAAGACGGCAAGTCACCTTCGGGAAAATGGCATATAGGTTTTGATCGTACCGCTGATGGAACTCGGGCGACCCTTATGGACAATTTTGAGCAAACGCAAGAGAGATTGCAAGGCGTGTCTATTCTAAGCGATGGCATGAAAGCAATCCGCGCGCACGATAGTGCTGACACCTTTTTTTACTTAGACCCTCCTTATCCAAAGTATGCACAGCGCGTTGGTGAAAACGTATTCGACGAAGACGGTTTTATCGCCCAACTCAAAAAAATAAAAGGTAAGTTCTTGCTGCACTACGAAGTCAGCGCAAAAAGTAAATTTGAGAAACACGGGTGGACTGTCCGCACAATTCCTGCACGTGTGATGCAACGTAGAAGCGATGATATGAAGCAAAAGAGCCCTAGGCTTTTAGAGGTCATGAACTACAACCCTCAAATGTTTCGTGTGGGAAAGTTAGACACTAATTTTTCGGAGTTGTCTAAAGATGAGATCGTCAAAGCCGCAAAAACTAGAAAGCAATTTCTGCGTAGAAACAAAGTAACTTCGCGTCCGCTGCAACGCGCAATCCATCGGTTTTTCAAAAAGATTGTGCGCAGGGAAGTGTCTAAGCTACAGCGCAACGGAACGATCCGCCTGTTTTCAAACAAGGCCGGGAAAGCGCAAAGGGTACGCAAAAACGTTAATGACCTCGTACTCATTGAAAAAACGGTAGAAGACGAGGACGAGTTGCGCGCACTAATTCGCACATACGGTATCCGCACATATGAGAAGGCGGGCAAGCGCACTTCCAATGCACTCGGGGGTGTTTGGAAAGTCCGCCCTATAGAGCTAGACCTTTTGATACGTGACAAGGACATCTTGTTAGCTGAAACGGCTGGGACGATACTTGCAGAACTCCAAGAAACTGTGCGGGATGTTCTTATTGAGTCGTCTCAGATGCAGCCGCGTCCGGGTATTGGCGATATTACGCGCGAGCTGTATTCGCGCACTTTACACACGGGCGCGGTTAGTCCTGCACGCGCGGAGCGTATCGCGCGAACTGAAACCGCGTCCTACGAAAACAGCGGGATTATGCAAGGCTACACAGTGAGCGGTATCAAGCGCATAAAGTGGCTTTCGATCATTGATGGCAGAACACGCGCGGAGACTCGCAACTTGAAATGGCAAAGGCCGCCCGCCGATCATGTAGTCATGAATGGTGTTGAGGTAGAGATGGGCAAGCCCTTTGTAAACAAAAACACAGGCGCATCACTGCGCTACCCTGGGGATCCTAGAGGAGCCCCCCAAGAAATAATAAACTGTAGATGTACGACCATGCCGGTAGTAGATCTAAAACGCTAAGGGCGCAATCTAGCTTTCAGAAGGCAGTTCGTGTAAAGGAAATAGTATGTCCAAGGGTAAGAGTACAAACGTCAAGCCTATCCGCAAAGAAGACGATTCGAGTTTAACAATTATCGGGTCAACCGGTCTTGACAGATCTGGCGGACTTATAAACGAGGAGTGGTTACGCCAATTACGCGGTGTAAACGCTGTGAACGTTTACCGACAGATGCGTGATAATGACGCGATCATTGGTGCATTTATGTTCGCGGTAGAATCTCTGATACGGCAAGTGCGTTTTTACGCGAAGCCTGCGAATAAAAGTGCGGAGGCGCAACGCGAAGCGGAATTTTTAGAAGGCTGCATGAACGATATGTCGCATACGTTTAGCGATTTTCTGTCAGAAACTCTTTCAATGTTGGTCTATGGGTGGAGCTACTTCGAAAAAGTATACAAACGGCGCAAGGGGCTTGACCAAAAAGAAGGCAAGTATCGTTCGCGCTATAATGACGGGCGTATAGGTTGGCGCAAAATTTCTATCCGTGCGCAGGACACTCTAGAGCGTTGGGAATTTGATGACGATGGCGGTATTAAGGGGATGTGGCAAATAAGCCCGCCCTCGTATGCTTTGGTTTTCGTTCCAATTGAGAAGGGGTTACTATTTAGAACTCAGACGAATAAAAACAACCCCGAAGGGCGCAGCGTATTGCGTAACGCGTATCGTTCTTGGTATTTCAAAAAACGTTTAGAAGAGATAGAGGCGATTGGGATCGAACGGGACTTGAGCGGGTTGCCTGTCCTTGAGCTACCGCCCGAAATAATGTCCACTGCGGCATCTTCCGCAGACAAAACGTTGCGCGCTAATTTAGAAACCATGGTGCAACAGATCAAACGAGATGAGCGGGAAGGCATGGTGATTCCGTCAGAATTAGACCAAGATGGCAAACCCACAGGTTACCGATTCCGGCTTTTAAGTTCTGGTGGACGGCGCGCGGTTGATGTTGATGGTGCGATCAAACGTTACGAGTCACGCATGGCTATGGCCGTAATGGCTGAATTTCTTTTGCTGGGCATGGACAAAGTAGGGTCATTTGCACTCGCGTCCACTAAAACGCATTTGTTTGCAGTGGCGTTAGGATCTATTATTGATTCCGTTTGCCAAACGTTCAATCGGTTTGCGGTCGCCCAACTAATGAACCTGAATGGGGTTCCTGTGGAACTGTGGCCCACCCTAGAACACGGGGACATCGAGACGCCTGAACTAAAAGAGATCGCGAGCTACGTTAGTGGGCTAACGGATGCGGGTATTCTAGTTCCTGATGAAGCACTTGAGCGGAGAATGCGAGAACTCGCAGGATTGCCGAAACCGGAAGAGGACTAATGATGGTCGTAAAAGTGTTGCCCACACCTAACCCGGATGAAAGCAAAAAAGAGTTTACACAAAGATTTATGAGTGACCCTGAAAGTGCTAAAGAGTTCTCCGAAAGTACCCAACGGTATGCGGTTGCTCTGAGTGCTTGGGAAGCGCGCTCTAAAAATAAACAACTTATAAAGGAGGCACTGAACATGCCAGAAAATGAAGGGGCGGACATTTCCTGGGAAATGCCCATTTGCAAGGTAGACGGTGAAGAACGCGTAATCACGGGGATCGTGTTGGAGCCCAACACCGTAGACGCACAGGGCGATATTGTATCCCCTGAAACGATAAAAGAAGCCGCGTACAACTTCTTGAAACGGTACAACAAGCAAACTCAGATCGGATTCATGCACAAAATGTTCGGTGACCTAGGCGTGAGCCTGGTTGAAAGCTGGGTTGCAAAGTCAGATCAGGAAATGCATGACAAACATATAAAAAAAGGGTCTTGGCTTATGTCAATCAGGGTTGACGCGAACGAAAAGCTATGGACTAAGTGCAAAAATGGAGAACTCACCGGTTTTTCAATTGGTGGAACTGCAAAAGTTTCAGACTAGACACTTGCATTTATTTCTTAGCTTTGTTACCCGATAGAGGAGGCTTTAAGTGGATTCTGAAGAAGACACATTAACAAACCCGCAAAAAAATAAACCTCGCGAGCTTCTAAACTTAGACGTGCGGGAAGTTTCTTTAGTGGATCGGCCCGCAATACGACGGAAATTTTTGGTGGTGAAGCGCGACGACACCCCTAATGAGGAATGTGACACAATGCCTATTGACGAACTTCCAGAGACTACTCAAGAAAGTCTCGACCTAGAGGACATCTCAAAAACTGATGAGTCTCAAGAACTTCAACCAGACACGGAGCCTGAGTTGATGTCTGTAGTAAAAGAAGAAGATCTTGAAGAAGAAGGGGAGCCCGAAAAGGGGAGCCCGAAAAAACGAAAAGCCAAAGCAGTTGCGGAGGCTAAAGAAGAGCTAGAAAACGAGTCCGAAGAGGACGAAGAACCTAGTACAACAAAACAAAAAGTTAAAAAGGAGACTTTGAAGATGGTAGAACCTACTTCAATTCCGGTTTCTTTCTCTAAACGCGACGATGGTTCTTATGATCTCACGGGCGTTCCTGACGAAATGCAAGCCACGGTAGAAGAAATTTGTAAACAACACGACGCAGCGATTCAAAAAGCGGCTGAACTTGAAGAGATCTTGAAAGCGGAACGTGACGAACGTTTGCGCCGGGATTTTGTAGAGAAAGCCGAAAAAGAGTACGCCAACCTTCCGGGAACTCCTGTTGAGCTTGGTCTTTTGCTTAAATCGCTTAACGACTTAGACAGCGACGTAGCCGAAAAAGTTGAAGACGTTTTCAAATCCGTCAATGCGCAGCTTGAAAGCGGCGACATCCTTGCGGAAGTAGGTAGCGCCGCTGTTGAAGCGGAGACTACTGCTTGGGGCCGTATCGAAAAACAAGCCGCTGATATGGTTGCCGAAGGCACTGTCTCTAGCAAGGCTGCTGCAATTTCTAAAGTTTTGGAACTCAATCCTAAACTCTACAGTGAATACCTAAAAGAAGGAGGTAACTAAATCATGGCTTATGATCTAGGACCACAGATTATTACACTCGAAGCCGCTGTCGATCTCAGCGCAAAACAATACTACTTTGTTTTTCTTGATGATGATGGCAAGGCAAATTACATCGACACAAACGACCTGCAAAATGCAATCGGTGTCTTACAAAACACGCCTACCGCAGGCCAAGCAGCCAGCATTTGTGTTGGGGGACTTTCAAAACTTGAAGTCAATGGTGCCGTAGATGAAGGCGATCCAGTTGCTCCAAACTTCACAATTTCAACTACTAACGTAGAAAGTGGACGCGGGCAAACAGGTGTTACAAATCAATTCGCAGGTGCTCGTGCTATCACAGCCGCAACCGCCCAAGGCGATATTATCACTGCTCTGGTTTCGTACCAGTCAGTAGCCTTGGCTTAAGGAATAGGTGAATAACAATGAGTAATCCAACCGCTACCTCCGTTCACGTCAACACCCCGTTGACGAACATGTCTGTTAGCTTCATGCAAAGCGCAGACCTATTTATCGCGCACAAAGTATTTCCTATCGTCGCTGTTTCTAAGCAGAGCGACCTTTACTATACCTACGACAAAGATGACTTTCGTCGTAGTGAAGCGCAACTTCGCGCACCTGGTGCAGAAAGCGCGGGTGGTGGGTATCGTCTAGATAGCACGGGTAACTATTTCTGTTCTGTCAAAGCGATCCACAAAGACATCGATGACCAGATCCGTTCTAACGCGGATGCTGTTTTACGAATGGACCAAGACGCTACCGAATACGTCACGCAACAGCTTATGCTGAAACGTGAAAAAGATTGGGTATCTAACTTCTTTGGCTCTGGCAAGTGGACTGGCGGAACGTCAAACGACATCAATGCCGATTGGACTTCTACGGGTACATCTCCTGTTGCAGATATTGCTTTGCAGATCACGAGCATTCTCCAAAAGACAGGGTACAAACCAAACGCTCTTGTCCTTGGTACACAGGCGTACAATACGCTAATCAATAACGACGATGTTGTTGATCGTATCAAGTACACTCAGCGCGGTGTGCTTGGGGCAGATCTTCTTGCAGCCGTCGTTGGAGTGGATAAGGTTTACGTTTCTTACGCAGGCGAAAATACTGCGGCAGAAGGTGCCACCGCGTCGAACAGCTTTATCTTCGCAGATACCGATTCCGCGCTACTCTGTTATGCTGCACCGTCCGCGTCTCTTATGAGCGCGTCGGCAGGGCTTACGTTTACGTGGAGTGGCTACACTGGTTCGCAAGATGGAACGCGCATTAGCCGCTTCCGTATGGACCATTTAAAAGCTGACCGTATTGAAGGCGAGATGGCCTATGACCAAAAGCAAATTAGTGCTGAACTTGGTCATATGTGGCATACCGTCTCTGCGTAATCCGTAGGGAAGCTACATGGTAAAGCGCATCGCGGTAGGGCCTAAGAAAAGGTCTGGGATAAAACTTAGGGTAGACGGAAAACTGCAAGTCTTTCGTCTAGGAGAATTACTGCCTACCGGCACTGTTCTTCCTAATAGGTTCTTCCGCGATAAGCGCGTTGTATGGGTTGAGGACGAGTCCGTAAAAAAGACATCCCTTAAACCAGTGCTGAAGCCGGTGCCTGAAAAGACGGTAACTCCCTCACCGTCTTCAGGGGCGGCAGGGTCTTCGGACCCTGCCCCTCTTGAAGTAACGTTAGAGGCGGCGGATGCTAAGCCCGTCGAAAAGAAAAAAAGAAAGCGCAAAAAGCTATTTAGCAGCGATTAGACCGGGTAGGATATAGCCCCGCCTACCCACTGTACAAGGAGGCGCAAAATTGACTTGGACTTATTCAGGTAACCCAGCGGACTCACCTCGCGATAGGGTGCGCTTTCTTGTCATGGATACTGATTCGTCGGACCCTCTTCTTAGTGATGAAGAGGTCGCGTGGTTGCTTACCGAACAGACAAGTGTCTACTTGGCGGCGGCGAACGCTGCCGAGGCCATTGCCGCGAAGTTCGCAAAAGATATTTCACGATCTGTTATAGGCATTTCTGCGCAACCAGGTAACCGCGCACAATTCTATTTGGATTTAGCTGAAACGCTACGCGCGCAAATAGGCACAACAAACAAACACGGAGAAGTGTTTGCGGGGGGTCTTACAATCTCTGGCAAGCGCACTCTTGATAGTGACTCTAACGCGGTGCAACCTTCGTTCAAAATGGGTCAATTTAATTGGGATGGTCCAAACCAGGGGAACGATTGGACTAAGCCGTCATGAAGTTGACCACCGTCATGCGGGACAGTGGGCACAAAGCACTGATGGATCTGTCTAAAGATTTTCCTAAAGAAATTCGAAAAGAGCTTATGCGTGCGGCGGTTGAGGGTGCGGGGCTTATCCGCGAAACGATTATGACTGATTGG